CAAGAAATAATCGGTATAGAAGATGGTTAGAAACATTACCACCAAGAAAGAAGATTGCTATTGAATTAGGTGTTGCTCTACCTTTGATGATATTAATGGATCACTATATTCTTATGCCTTATCTTGGCATGGCAATGTTGCCTTGGAATTGGGATTGGAGTGGAGGATAGGAAACTGTCACAACCCCTTACATAAGGGGTTTTTTTGTGTTATGATAGTTACATCTAAAGAAAACTGATGCAACTAAGACCACACCAAGAGCAAGCAATTCAATCAATGACAGACAATGACAAAGGACAAGTCATTGTTCCTACTGGTGGCGGTAAGACTATCTGCATGATTATGGATGCTGTCAAGCAGTTGGAAGATTATGGTACAGTTGTAGTCGTTGCACCACGCATACTACTTGCAGAGCAACTATGCAAAGAGTTTATGGAAATCATTGATAAGAAATACAATGATGTAGATGTGATGCATGTACACAGTGGTAAGATCAAAGGTATATTCAGTAGTACTAATCCATTTGAGATACAGCAGTTTGTTGAGCAGAATTCAGTAAACTTTATTAGTAGAACTATTATATTCACAACATATCATTCACTACACAGAGTTCAAGAAAGTGGTATTGATGTTGATACTATCTACTTTGATGAAGCACACAACTCAGTACAGAAAAACTTTTTTCCTGCCACTGATTACTTCTCTCAGTATGCAGGTAGATGCTATTTCTTTACAGCAACACCAAAGCATAGTCGTACACCTTTCAAAGTTGGTATGAATGATGCTGACATTTTTGGTCAAGTGATTTGCAATGTACCTGCACCTAAGTTAGTCAAGCAAGGATACATACTACCACCTAAAGTCAAGGTGTTTCGTTCAAGAATACTCAAGAAAGATGAGTTAGTTGCAGAAAGAGACAATGAGCAGATGGTCGGTGCGATTGACAATCTTGACAAGAACAAAGTATTGATATGTGCCAAGTCAACTAGACAGATCATAGGTCTTATATCTCAAACTGATTTCGTACAGCAACTTGCTATCCGTGGTTACTCTTACATGTTCATCACATCAAAGACAGGTGCTATGATTGATGGAGAGAAGGTTGACAGAGAGACATTCTTTGATACACTTAATGATTGGGGTAGAACAAACAAAAAGTTTGTTGTATTGCATCACAGCATACTCTCAGAAGGTATCAATGTCAATGGTCTTGAAGCAGTATTGTTCATGAGATCAATGGACTACATAGGTATTAGTCAGACGATTGGGAGGGTCATTCGTAAGGGCGATGTGGACAAAGTATTCGGTCTTGTTTGTGTTCCAGTTTACTCTAATGTTGGTATCACTACAGCAAGAAAGGTTGAAGCAGTAGTAGATACTATATTCAACAAAGGAGAAGCAGCAACTACAGTGATTACACGATGAACATTTGGGAAACACACGACATTAAATCTAATCTACGCAAAGTCCCCTTACCAAAGGGGGACTTTTACTATGTCATGGATGAATTCTATAAGTATCCTGATCTTGTAGTAGAAGAGATCAAGAGTTTAACTGCTGCTACATTTAAAATTAGACAAATTGAAATTGATGATGAGTCATATAATGATAAGTTTTTTAGAGATCATAGAGGGGATGGATTGTACAGAGGTCTATATCGATTGACATGGGATCTTGCTAAACTTGTGAAACAACCACCCACTACAGTAGATGCGATGGAAGAGTTTAAGATGGGAAATCTGTTTACTAATCATTGCACAATTTATAGACATCCATTTAATGAAATGGAGAATTCTTATTGGTATCCTCATATCGACTCAGGATGGAATGGAATTGTATATTTGAATAAGAATGACTCAGGTAATAATGGTACAAACATATATTCAATTAGAAGAAACAAAAGAAAGATCATCGATAGGACTATGAACAACCATGAACATCATTACCCATGGATTCCAAAAAGTCAAATAGATCGTATCGCTTACATACCATCAAAATTTAATTCATTTGCATTTTATAATGGAGTCAAGTATTT